ACAAGGCCTCGAAGGGGGACAAGCCGAAAGCGGCGTAAGTGGTTGATTTTGCTGGCGGAGAGGGTGGGATTCGAACCCACGGTACCTTGCGGTACGCCTGATTTCGAGTCCCTTCGCGCGCTCCCCGCGCAGCGCGCTTCATAGGTGAGAGGACAGCGCGCAGACCGCGTGAAACGCCTGAAACGCGCCCTTTCTGGCAGATTTCCCCGCACAAATTCCGGGGGTACGATGCCGCCGAAAGGAGCCTGCCATGCCGACCGACAACCTCACCCCGTCCGCCCGCTGGGCCGTCGAGTTCGCAGACCGCTTCACCGAGCTTGCCAGTGGCCAAGCCGTCTATCACGACCTCCTCGACCGCGCCTACGAGCTGTGGCCGGCTAACGCGCACCGGCCGGCCCCCGAAGTCGCCGATGAGGAATGGGCGGCCTACAAGGCCGCGCACGAGGCATGAACAGGTGATGGTCGATGTCATCCGCCTGCGCGCCGACGGCGTGAAGCTCTCGCCCGAGGCCGTCAAGGCGACGCCTCCGATCCGGGGTGACCTGCGCATGGGATCGACCCTCCAGACCGGCAGCGTCGGCGGCTGGGAGCCTGGGCGGGTGTATCACGCGGAGCTGAAGGCCGGACCCAACGCCAAGGGGCACAGCCAGATCCCCGACTTGCGAGATGCCTTCGTCAAGAAGATCGAGGGCGATAGCCTGCTGGTGGTCGGCTACGAGCTGATCGGGGGCTTCAGCAAGGCGCACGCGAGGGTGCAGACCTGGTGGTGCAAGGTGGTCACTGCCTGAGACTTTGTACCGCCCTGCGCGTCGAAGGACCTCATACGATTCGCGCGTGAGGCAAACATATCGCCCAGACATCGACGCACTGCGCGGCCTCGCGGTCATCGCCGTGGTGGTGTTTCATGCATTCCCGAGTGCTCTGCCCGGCGGCTTCGTTGGCGTCGATGTGTTCTTCGTCATCTCCGGATATTTGATAACTGGCTTGGTCTCTCGCGACATCCAGAACGGCACCTTCAGCCTTCTCGACTTCTACAGCCGACGAATCAGGCGCATCCTGCCTGCACTAGTGATCGTGCTCACAGCATGCGGCATCGCGGGTTGGTGGCTGCTACTCGCGGGCGAATATGCGACCCTCGGGCAACATTCAGCCAGCGCCGCACTCTTCGGATCGAACTTCACCCTTCTGTCCGAGGCTGGCTACTTCGACCAGGCCGCGCACACGAAACCGTTGCTGCACCTCTGGTCACTTGCGATCGAAGAGCAGTTCTATCTCGTGTGGCCGCTCCTGATGTGGGCGGCATGGCGCGCCCGGCTGGCCGTCGATCGCTGGACGATGCGCCTAGCCTTCGCGTCGCTGGTGCTCTGCATCATGCTCATGTCGAACGACGCCGCCATGGTCTTCTACCACCCGGCAACGCGTGGATGGGAACTGCTCGTGGGCGCTTCGTTGGTGCTGCTCGAGCGCGGGCCGCGCTGGGATTCCGCACTGAGGAGCCATGCCGCCATTCGGACGTGGATGCCGATCGTGGGCGCTGGGTGCATTGCGGCAGCGATGATCTTTCTTTCGGAGCGCTCTGCCTTCCCCGGGTGGCTGGCCTTACTCCCAGTTCTCGGTACTGCCGCGGTCATCGCCGGTGGCAGCGCGGCGCCGTTCAATGCGAGGCTCGCCGCCACTCGATGGCTCGTGAGCGTTGGGCTGGTCAGCTTCCCGCTTTACCTGTGGCACTGGCCGCTGCTCGCATTCGCGCGCATCATGGCAGGCAGCCAGCCGCCTCTCTCGCTCCGAATCGCCCTCGTGATCGCCAGCATCGCTCTTGCATGGGGGACGTTCCGCGGCGTGGAGAAGTGGTTTCGGACGCCACGCCAGCGCGCGGCCAAGGTCGGCGGCTTGGTGGTCGCATTGGGGCTCGTGGGCGCGGCTGGGCTCACGGTTGCAATGCAAGGTGGGATGCCCGGGCGCAGTTCCATTGCCGGCTTCGAGGACATGTCTAGGAAAGGTCGCGCCATTCACCCTGCCGTGCCCTGTGACCGCTCATTCGTCCAGTCGGCGCCTTCCCTGATCTACTGCGGCAGATCTGGCACGACCGACCCTACTTTCGCAGTCCTGGGCGACAGCCACGCAGAGACCCTCTTCGCCGGCCTCGCGGCCGTCGATTCGGAACACTCGTGGCTACTCGCAGGGCACAACGCGGTTCCTCCGTTGCTCGATGTCGAAACGTCGGTTCAAGGGAGCGCGGAGACGGATCGCCAAGCGCGATGGGCGAAGGCCCTGCAGCATGTAGCGACCACCCCGAGCGTGCGGACAGTCGTCATTGCGTTCTTCGGCAATGCCTACCTGCACATCGAACCGTTCGCAGCCGATTCGGTCATCGCAACCGAAGAAGGCCGAGGGCAGCTGATGCTCACCTCGACGAAATGGCCAGGTCTGCAGCGCCGCGAACTTGTCTATGCGGGGCTGAGCGCATCGATCGACAAGCTGCAATCAAGCGGTAAGACCGTCATCGTGATGCTCGATGTGCCAGAGTTGCCGTTCTTGCCAAAGGACTGTGTGCGTCGACCGGGCTCCGACCTATTCGGACGGCAGCAGTGCGAGTTGTCGAGTTCCGTCAATCAAAAAAGAAACCTCGAACTGCGCAAGCTCGTGGATCGACTGAAGGCCCAACACCCTGCGCTGAAGGTCTATGACCCGACTTCGCTGATCTGCGGCACCGCGGAGTGCTCGTTCGTCTTCGGAGGTCGATCGCTCTATCGCGATTCCAACCACCTCAGCCAGGTTGGCGCTGAGCGTGTAGCTGCTGACCTAGTCGCATTTATGCGCGGCGGCGTCTGAGCTATTGGCCAAGTGCGGCCTCGCGGCAATCCCGATATTGCTGAGCTACTTCGACGAGTTTTGCTGTGGTCGCCCCGAAACTATCGTCCGACAAGGGGGCCAGCTTTGGGCACGATGCCACTACCAGCGGGGAGGGGGTCATCGCCCGTAAGCGCGGAGTTAATGCGCTGCAGCTGCTCAGGAGAATGCTTGCAGTCGCGATACACAACGTTCGTTTGAATTTCACGTTCGATCTCCTGGCGAATGGTGACATTCCGGGGCTTGTTGGCGGCGATGGCGGAGGCCGCGCCGCTCACGGCTGCTGCGGTGGCCACGGCCGCAATCCGATCTTCGCGCGCAACCGCTGCGGTCGCTCGGTCGTCCCCGACTTCGATGCCATAGAAGAACGCTCCGGCCAGCGACCCGGCCCAAATCAGGGCGCCCGCAAGCGCTGCATAGAGACTCATGCTGTTCCTTCACACCATGCTCGTTCGAGCGCGCGGCGTTTCACGAGGCCGGGCAGCTCCTTGCCACCGGCCAGGGTCCAGCGAGACAACTCGGCGCATGCGCCTGCGAAATCGCCCGCATTGGCCTTGATGGCCAGTGTCGACATGCAGAACTTCTCGCCACCGACGTTGAAAGCGAAGCTCACGAACGCCGCCGTCTGGCCCTGCGTGAGCGGAACCTTGATGCAGGCCATAACGTCGGCCGCATGCTTGATCACGTCGGCTTCGAGCTTCTGCTGACACTCGCTCGGCGTGTTGACGCGGCCTGAGACGACATCGGACCCGGTATGGCCATTGCATTCCGTGAGGATGCCGATGGGGTCGCGGTAGGGCATGAGCCGCGTGCCTTCGAGCAGCGGCAGCGCGGACAGCAGCAGCGCCGTCGCGCCGGCGCCGAGCCACTTGGCGACGGATGGAGACGGCTTGTTCATTTCGGTGTGATGTCGTGGGGAAAGATGGTGTGCCAGGCGCCCCACAGCGTGCCGGCGGCGCCCGCGATGCCACCGAGCCAGATCAGCACCTTGCGGCCCACGCGAGCGGTCGTGAGCGCGTCCTTCACGGTAGTGGTGATCTCGGTATTCGCCGCCATCGCAACGGTGAGTTTCTCGATCGCGCCGCCAAGCGCATCGAGTTTTCGATCCTGCTCATTCAGGTGCTGCGACTGGTCGGTCAACATGAGGCCATGCACATCGAGCTTGTCGTGCATCTGGCCACGTGCTCGGTCAGCGTCGTTCATCCGCCGATCGCCGTCCTCGAGCCTCACCTTCATCGTATCGAGGGCCTCAAGGATCGTGTCGAGTTGCCCGGGTACGGTTTCCAGTGGATCGCTCACTTCGAGTACTCCCACACATAGCAAACACCCGAGCCGCCTGCGGCGCCGCCGCTTGTGCCTCCACTCCCGCCGCCGCCAGTGTTTGCGTCCCCCGCCTGAGCGGCACCAGAGCCGGAGCCACCGCCGACGTTGCCGCGCGCTCCGCCCCCGTGAATGGCCGAGCCGCCACCGTGGCCGAACAGATATAGGCCACTCGTCTGGGCCCCCCATCCGCCACCGTGGCCGCGTAGGTTGATGTCGCCACCGGTGCCGACGCCGCCCAAGCCGCCGATCGTTGCGCCGCCTGCGCCGCCGCCTGAAGCGCCGCACCAGGCGCCGAAACTGGTTGCTCCCCCCGAAGCCCCGATCGCCCCGCCGGCGCCGATGGTGACCGTTTCTGTCGCACCCGGGGCAGCGACGAACATCCGGCTACTGCCACCACCACCACCGCCGCCGCTGCCGACGACGCTCGCATTGCTGCCACCGCCTCCGCCAGACAATTCGACCAGGACCGAGCCGACGTCCGAGCCTTTCGTCCATGTACCTGTGGCTGTGATCGCCGTGATGCGCAGCAACTTGGTGCCCACAGACTTTGCGGCCAACTCTTGCAAGGCGCCCTCGACGTTGTCGGAGGTGAAGTAGTTGCCCGCGTCGACGAGAGTGACGGACGCACCAGGAGGCGCGTTCGCGCGGTCGGCGATCTGGTCAAGCGCTGACTCGACGTTGTCCGCCGTCAGCCACGTGGCGCTGGAACTGGTGACGTAGGGGATGCCGCTCGCATCGAGCAAGACGATGCCGGTCTGCCCGTTGATCGACACCACCGTACCTGTCGTGAGCGCTGCCGCCCCGACATTGTTCCAAGTGTTGACCACGGCGCCCAGCGTGTCCTTGAGCACGAAGGTGTAGAGCACAGCCGGATCGAGATACATCGTGCAGCGGCCGTCGTCGTCGAGCACGATCGGGTTCGTGTTCGGCACAAGGCCAGCCGGGTCGGTGTACGTCGGGTGATCCGTCGTCGTGCCGCTCAGGTAAGAGCGCAGCGTGAAGCCGGCGGCCACCATCGCTACCCCCTCGACCGCGGGCGCGAGGAACTGGCTGTTGAACACTGCGGAAAGGTTGGCGCTCATAATTGCCTCATGGAAATGTTCTTCGCGATGCTCATCAAGACGGTCTTGGCGGTCATCGTCTTCGGCTTCGCGTTGGGGTTGGCGCGGGTACTCATCAGGATTCCAATGCCTCTTTGGCTTCGCGACCTACTGGTTCGCCCGATCGGCGCCGGCGGTCGCGCCCGCGCGCGAGAGGGCCGGCGAGGCCCGCTGTAGCAGCAACTGGATCTGGCTTGCCGGGAGGCGGATGTCGGCCTTCTGCGCCGCTGCCAAGAACGCCAGCGCCTTCGACGGGTCGAGCAATGCTTCGGCGAGTTGCTTCTGAATCCGGTTGTCGAACGACTTCATCGCGAACGACGGCACGCGCTGCAGGGCTTCGGAAATTGCACCGGTCGCGATGCTGTCGGGCAGGCCGAGCGGGCCGGCGATCTGGCGCACCATGTTCTGCGACGACAGCATCTTTGCAGTCTGCGAGCCCGGCCCGTTCGCGGCGTTGTTCAGGTTCGCGAGCAGCTCGAGTTCATCGCGCACGCCGCCGATTTTCTGCATCTGCGTCGGCGTCATCAGGTCTTCGAGGCCGCCGTAAAGGCGATCCATTCCGGTCGATTGCTTGAGCAGCTTGCTTTCATCGTTCAGCGCAGTCGAGAACTTGTTCGCCTGCAGCGTTTGGTTGCCGGAGAAATCGCGGATCGCGCCGGTCGTCTTGTCGGCCAGACGCCGTGCTACGTCCGCGCGGTTCACCGGCACCGAGTTGTAGAGATATTCCTTGCGGGCAGCCTGGTAGGCGGGCGCGAGGTCTTCGAGCGTGGCACCCAAGTCCTTCGATGTCTGCCCGATCAGGCGCGCGCTGTTCGAACCAGGCGGCGCAGTGGCGGCCATATCGTCAAGCGCCTGCTTCATGTAGTGCAGGCCCTGCACCGACGTGTCATCGGAGAGCTCGATTCCTTCCTCTTTTGCGAGGGCCCGCGCTTGCGCCATGCTGGCCTGCACGCTGGGGCGCTTGAGCAGCTGGTCGACCTGCGGCTGCATTGCCTTCGCGATCTCCGGATCGATGCCCTGGTCGAAGGCTTCGCCGTAGCTCTTCTTCGCCGCGGCCGAGCGCGTGGCTCGCGCTGCATCACCTGGGGCGGCAATATCTTCGAGGGTCTTCAGCCGCGCGGCATTGTTCGACTGCCCGCGCGCCGCGAGCGCCGCTGCCGCGTCCGGGTCCATCGTGCCGATCGTGCGCTGCAGTGTCGCTAGGCCCGGGTCGGCCGTGGCCTCGGCCAGCGTCGGTACCGCACCGGTGATTGTGGGCGCACCACTTGCCCCGGCGAGTTTTGCCGGATCGGTGCTGAATTGTTGGATCGTGCGTCCGGCGATGCGCTGGCGCCCGGCGTCGGTCAGCGGCTCGATGAGGCCCTTGAATACGCCTTTCCCCGCGCGGTAGACAGCCGGAAGCGTCGCGCCCACCAATCCGCCCAATGCACCACCCACAGCCCCGCCAGCGCGGTCGCCAAGGCCCCCCTCGGTCATCGCCGCGCCGGTGAGTGCCCCTACTCCGGCCGCGCCCGCCAGGGTCGGGGCGGTGAACGGTACCGCGGCGAGAGCTGGCGCGGCCTGCCCCACCACTCGCCCTACCTTACCGGCGGTCGTGTTCAGCAGCGGCGTATCGGCCTGTTCTCCATCTTCCGCCGTCGAAGGCAAACCGAGTTTCTCTGCCAATGCGCCACCGCCCACCGCTCGCAACACGCTCGTCATTCCCGATCCAATGCCTGCGAGCGTTCGTTCGCCCGTGCCCATGCTGTTGGTGGGATCTACCCTTGCGCGTTCGGTGTCGTAGTCGATGCGGTTCGCGAACTGAGCCATCGGGATGTCGGGGTAGTACTTCTTCCGAATGCCGATGAGCAGCTGATCGTCGTTGAGGTCCGCGTACATCGGGAACTTCTCCCGGATCTCGGACACCTTGATCTTCGGAACGGGTGCGGCTTGGTCTGCCATGTCAGTTCCTCAGGCCGAGAGGGTCGGCATCAACAGCCGACGCGCCGGCCGCACTAGCGGCGCGAGGCGTGATTGAAGCGCGCTGTTTCTCCGGCACCTCGACCAATACGCCCTTGATCGCGAGTTTGCGATTGCGGTCCTTTTGCGCGATCACGGCAGGGCTGTCGCCGACCTGCGGGAAGTACTGCTTGTCGCCACTGTCGAACTCGCTCTGACCGATGGCGGCGCCCGACTCGCGGCGGAGCACGGCGTTCAGGAAGTCGCGCTTGGCCTGGGCGAGTTGCTGCTGCTTGTCGCTGGCCAAGGCTGTGACCACCGAGCCGACACCGTAGCCAGCATTCATGCCCGGCACCGAAGCGCTGGTGCCGGACTTCGCCAGATCAGCAAGGATCTTGTCGGCCTCCTGCATGCGCGTGCCGAACCCGAGCGCCTTCGCCTGGCCTTCGTTGAGCGGCTTGTCGGCGGCCGTCTTCGGCGAGTAGCCGGTAACGGGGCGGATCGTGCCGTCCTTCGCCTGCTGTACGAGCACTGGGCGCCCATCCTCGCCGGTCACCTCGAAGGGTTTGCTCATGGCCACCGAAAGGCCTTGGCGCGCACGCGCGTCCGTCAGGTTCTGGCCGCGCATCTGCACGCTACGGTTCGCAGCACCCTCTTCCTGCACCCGCGCGTTCGTCGCCGCGTTGTTCGACGTCGACGTCTGGTTCGTCAGCACCGAGTTCGCGTCTGGCGTCGTGAGCTTCGACTGCTGTTCGGGCGTGAGCAACGATTGGATCGTCCTCAGCTGCCAGTCCTTGAACGCGGCGGGGTCGGCCGGCACCTTCGACATCATCATCTGCGCGTCAGCCATTGGGATGTCGCCCGCGACCACGCCGTCTGCAAGATGCTGCTTTGCGTCTTCAGGGCTGGTGAACTGCGAGATGGCCTGCAGGCGCGCGGTGCGCTTCGCGAGCGCGGTCTTCTGGTTCGTGCCGGCAGCATCCGCCGTGTCCTTCGCTGCAACCGCCTGCGTCTTCATGCGGTCGTCGAGCGTCTTGCTGAGCGCGTCGGCTTGGTCGTAGAAGCCGCCGTTGCGCAGCGCGGCCAAGCGATCGAGGTCAGACGCGCCAGCAGGAAGGCCCTTGCTGAGCGCGAGCAGTTGGTTTTGACGATCGAGGCCAGCCTGCGCCGTCTGGTTCTGCATCTGCCGCGTCGTGTTCTGCAGGCGCGCGCCTTCGACGTTCGCCGCCTGCAGGTCGTAGTCGGCCACCGACTTAGGCGGCTGCAGCAGCCCTTGGAAGATGCTGAGGTTTGCCATGTCAGTGCTTCCTTTTCTGCCCTGCGCGGTGAGCCTTGATGCGATGGCGCATCTCGTTCAAGAGCGCCTGCCCCTTTTCGTTGTCACCATCACCGAGCGCGGTCACAGCCTCGGCGTCGAACACGTGCTCCCCGTCACTGAGACGCGCAGGAATCGCGTCGTCGGTCGGGCCGCCGGGCCCGCGGATCGCGCCACCACTGGCATAGGCTCCGGCCGAACGCATGCGGGCGTCGTTGATGGCACCCGGATTCGTCACAGGATTCGCCGGCAGTGCGCCAATCCCTGAGCGCTGCTGACCCTGTGCATGAGCATCGCTGAGAGCGGCTAGGATCGCTTCGCGGCTCATGCCGCCGCTGGTTGATCCGCCGGGCAGCGGCGTGCGAGACCCGACCCGCGGCTCAGCACGCACGGGGCCGCCATCGGCCAACTGGATCGGGTAGTTGCGTCCTTCATTGCTGTAGTACCCACCGGCACCATCGCTGCCCTGGTCGTAGCTATAGCCGGGAGTCGAAGAAGCACCGCCGCCGCTGCGCCCATACAGGCTCACGCCCTGATTGATCAGGCCCTGCAGCTGGTTGCCCTGTCCGATGATGTTCGCGCCGGCCGAGTCCGCAGCATTGATGCCGTTCTGCCCCGCAGCGGCGGCGAAGCCCTGCCCGGCCGCCGACGTGTTGTTCGCTGAGGACTGCCCGATCTGCGTCAGCGCCTGTAGTTGCCCGAACGACTGCTGCTTCGCTGCTTGATCGCGCGAGAAGGCGTCGTTCAGTTTCGTCGTGCCGTAGTTCGTGCCAAACTCGCTGGCCGCTTTCAGCGCTGCCCCCGACACACCGCGGCCGCGCGCTGCGAGCGAACGCTCAAGCGCCTGTTGCCCTTGCTGCAGCCCGAACTGATAGCCTGGCTCGCTGGTGAGCTTGGCAGGGTCATAGCCCGAGTTCAGCGTCGGCAGCTTCTGCTGCAGCATCGCGAGCGCATCGGTGCCCGCTTGCAGGAAAGGCTGGTTGCGCTCGACCGTGTCGGTGTATTGGCTGCGCGCCAAATCGGTTGCGGCACCCGCGGCTCCCTGCTGCCCTTTTGATGCGCTATTGGATGCGGCGGCCCCGACGCCGGCGGCGACGATTGGTGCGGCGATTGACCATGGCATGGCGTTACCCCTTGTCGGTCTTGATGCACACGATCAGCGTGATGCGATCGAACGGCGTCGGGTTCTCGACCCAATGCGTGTGCGAGTTGTCGAACGTGTAGATGTCGCCGGGCATCGGCTCAAGGCTCTCGCCTTCGAAACAGAAGCGCTGCCCCGGGGCGCTCTGCACCTGCACCGCGAACTTGTCGTAGTAGCTCGCATGCCAGCCCCCGTCGTGGTGCGGCTTGCACTGCTTGCCAGCGCGGATGCGTGTCAGCAGCACACCGCCGAGTCGCTCGCCGCGCACGAACTGCATGAGCGGGTAGACGATCTCACGTACAGGCAGCAGAGCAGCCGCGGGATACCAGACCGATTCGTGCGGCCCCGGCTCTTTCGGGGTGGCTGAATATCGAGCCCAGATGTCGTCGACCTCGCAGTGCGGCGATGCCGGATCTGCTGTGCGCTGAGTGTCGGCGTTCCACAGGTGGTCGTTCGCCTGCAGTGCCCACAGCAGCGGCAGCACGTTCGCGCCGTCGGCGATCTTGCGGATATTGCTCATGCGATGAGCCCTGCGTCGACCTTCTCGGGGTCGGTCTCGTCGGTGGCATGCAGGCAGGCCCAAACCACGTCGGTAACCGCGGTGATTTCGTGCGCGTGCCCGGCCTTTATCGTCAGCAGCGCGGGCGCATCGTGCATCGTCCGTTTGCCATCGACATCAACCACCGCCGAGCCCTTCATGAGCGCAGATAGGTGGTCGAAGGCGTGCACATGCTGCGTGAGCCGCATACCGGCCGGGATTCGCGTCTCCTTGGCGTACAAGCCCCCCACGAAGTGGTGAGTAATGTCAATTCCGGCTTCGTCGAAGGTCATGAGGTGCTCCATGGGGTGTAGTTCGCGGTCTGCACTGCTGACCCCTTCGTGATGCGGACTTCGAAGATGTGACCCTGAACACCTGACGCGGCAGAGCCGACACCGTCATTGCCCATCGTCAGCGCGGTGCCGTTCATGTTTTGGCTGTTCGAAAGTGTCGAGCCCTTCTGCACCCCGGCAACAAACCCTCGATTGCTGGACCCGCTTCGGGTCAACGCAACATTCGAGAGGCCCGTGATGCCGGATGCGGCCAACACGGTGTTGGCACCACTCACGAACAGATTCAGAGTTCCGGACACGAGGTAGAGAATTGCCTGATTGCCACTGCCACCTGGACGCATGTCGAAGAAGCGGTTCTGCGAATTGATGACCGTGTCCATCAACATTTCAATGGCGAAGTCGCCGGTGCCCATGTCCAAATCTGTGCTGTTCGGCGCGACAAGCCTCTGCGCAGTGCCGTTGTAGGCGGGGCATGTGAAGCCACCGGTGGTCTGCTGAGGCGTTCCCGCCAGCACCAGGGCCGGTTGTTGCAACGCCGTCGCATTCACCGCATCTCGGCCGCCGCCGCCCTGGTCGTACCACTTCGTGACCAGCAAATTCGCGCTCGGTGTACCGGCCAGAGCGGTGCTGATGTCGGCCGCACTCACAACGCCGGTTGTGGGGTTGAACCCGATCTCAAAGAGCAGCGAATTCGCATCGTTGCGCACTTGGCAGCACTTGCCGGTATACAGACCGTTGCGAAGTCGGAAGCTGTAGAGAATCGTCGGATAGAACGGGAAAAGCAGCCCGGGCACGCTGCCCGCGTTTGCTCCGAAAAAGGCGGGGCCAGTCGTGAACATCAGGCGTACCCCACCCCGCCGCCGCATCGCAGGATCGTGCCGTCGTAGTAGGCCGAAATGAAGTTCTTGGCGTTGGCAGTCGTCACCCACGTCGGCACCACGCCGGACGGGAACTTGAAGAGATTGCCGAGAGTGATCGTGCGACCACCAGTGCCATCCTCATCGAGCGTGATGTTCAGCACCATGCCCGCCGTCAGGTTCGTCGGGTTGGCCAGCGTGAGATTGCCGGTCATCGTCAACTGAAAGTTGTTCGAGAGCGATGCATCCGGCGTATAGGTGCCCGTCGCCGACGGAACGACTACAGCGGCGACGCTCTGGTTTTTCGTGAAGACGTTGACATTGCCGAGCTGCACGCCGCTGTTTGGCTTCGGCACGCCCGATGCATCGAGCACGCGAAATCCGATGGAGTCGACCCAGTCGAGCGACTCATTCGGCGCGAGCGGGATATTGCGGATCAGCGCGCGCGCGGAGCCGTCATTCTTCGAGAGCGTGACGGTCTGCGTGAGCGATGCATGTGCATTCACCACCGTCATCGACTTCAACTGCCGCTGCACGCCAGCGTTTGGTGCAGGCACGAGGGTCGTCGTGGTTGCTGTCGGGATGTTGCCCTGCGCGGAGCCGGCGGTCGCGCCGGTCGACGCCATATCGACCCAGCCCACAGACCAATCAGTGGAAGCGGCCGCCGTGGTCGTGAGCGTGAAGGACTCGCTGTTCTGCGTGAGGAACAGCATCAGTAGGCCCTCAGCGCGCCGTATGCGGCGATTTGCCGTGGTGTGACGGTGACCGGCGGGTCAGGAATCGCAGCCCATACCGGCGCGGCACCCGGACCGGCCGAAAAGAGTGCCTGACCAGCATCACCGGCCGGCAACCGCTGCAGATTCGTAGGGCCGCTGGTGAAGACGATGTTCCCGAAATCGTAGGGCGGCAGCGCGTCGAAGTTGACCGATCCGGTGCCATCATTTCCATCCGAACCAGACGACCTGATGAGCGCTTGCAGCGCGAGGAACCACGGCTGCGAAATCGTCACTTGGACGTCGAGGCCTTGCGGTGTCCTGAAAGAGCCGACTGGAACTCGCTGTGGCGGCACCGTGATGCGGGTTGCGGTGGTTGAGGTAGCCATCAGACGACTCCCAGAACCTTGACGCCGACGAGCTGGAACGGCGAGTCGTCAGTCACGCGCACATGCCAAACACGATCCTTCGCAGAGCCGTTCTTGAGAAACAGCGCGCGTTGTTTCGTCTCGCCGATGGCGCCCAAACTCACGCTGCGCCACTCGCTCCACGTCTCGGCGCCGTCGTCGGAATAGCGCATCAGCACCTCGCAGCCCGTGCCGTCGGGCTTGCCGCCGCCGACCTTGCAGTCAAGCTCGAACGGCCCAAACTTGATGTTGTCGAGCGATGGCATTGCGTAGTGCGGGCTGATGCGGTCGCGCACCAGAATGTCTCCGGCGTTGTTGTTCGTATTCGGGTTGAGCACGTAGAGCTTCCCGTCCCGATCGCCGAGGAAGTGCTTCCCGTAGCAGTAGGCGTGATGTGTCGCGCGGCTCGGCTTGTAGCCGCCGGTCGAGAGATCGAGTTCGGCGCGGTCGTGCCACTTGCCGGAAGAAATGTCGAAGCACAGCGTGGTGTCGAGCCCTGGGACCGTCAGCACGTAGAACGAGCGCCCGTTTTGCTGGTAGGCATAGGCGATGGCCTGCGTGACATCGATGCCGGTCTCGATGACCGCTTGGATCTTCTGCTCGATACCCTGGTCGGAGATGCGCTGCGGTTGGTAGCCTTGCGCGCGCCAGACGATGCCGCCGCCGTTCTCATCGCGCCCGAGCCAGTATTGCGTGTTGTCGAGCGCGCATACGCTGAAGGGCGCGACGGTTCCAGTCTTCATGATGCCGCCCTTGATCTGCTCAAAGGGGAGATCGGCCGCGCCAGTGAAGTCCCACGGCTCCACGCTGGCCGAACCGAAGAGCCAGACCTGGCCGTGATCCTCGACCGGGCACACGATGTTGTCTGGCGAGCTCGGCGCCTGCGCGAAATCGAGCGGGTCTTCCGAGGTCGCATCCTCGATCGCGCTGAAGTACCAGGTCTGCGTGTTCGGCTGGCTGAAGACATAGACGCCGCCGACATATGCCACGCGCCGAGAACCGAGCCAGCCTGAGTTCGTCACGCGTTGGAAGACGGTCGACAGAAGGTCGTAGACATAGAGGTTCGCTCCGTCGACGATCACCAGCTGATTCGTGCCGATCTTCATGTCGACCCAGCCCGTGCGGCTGCTCAAGGTGCCCCGCAGCGTTTTCACTCCCTTCCGATCAACCGAGAGCAGATATCGACCCTCGACGCAAAAGAGCGCCGTTCCGTCGGCGTTGGAGGTGAGTCCGCGGATCGCGCTCATGCCGGGCAAACCTCGATGTCAGCGAATTCGGTCGCCGAGGTCACGCCGCCTCGATCGTTGGTGAAGCGGATCGTGTCGATGGGAACGCCGACCAGCCCCGGAACGTTCATGGAGGTCACGACCGGGCCGGCAACTTCAGAGATCACTACCGGGCACGTCCCGCCAGGCCCAGAGCCGAAAGGCCCGACATCGATCTGATACTGCACATTGACGGAAAGTGCGCCCGATCCCATCGGATATTCGACTGAATCGACATAGAGATAGGGACGGTGCAGCGCATCGACCAGCGAGTCGCGCCGCGGGTTGAACGCGAAGCGTGGGTCGCCCGGGTGCGCGAAGTCATAGATCATGATGACGCCGGCATCGTCAGCACCGAGTGAGCGTAGCCGGAACTTCGTACTGATGGAGCCGCTCGTCATGGGAGCGATATAGCGCTCGATGTACGCGACGTTGGTCACGTTCTGACTCGCGACCGACAGCGTGTTCACATATGGCGTCGCAACCAAGCTGAAGCAGGCAGGATCACCGGTCACCGCCACATAGTTGACGAACAGCGGCACGAGAAAGTTTTCGTGGAAGCAATCCGGCGGGACGGGTGGCGAATAAGGTTCGCTGAACAGGTCGAGGCCGGCCACCTGTTGCAGATACTCTCCCGTCTTCCCCCCTGGCACCTCGTTGGCGACTGGATAGCAGTTGATCGACCGCTGAATGTCCGCCTTCGGCGTATTCAGGCTGTACGAGGGGCCAATGAAGGGGACCATGCTCAGATCCAGAGGCCGGCGATGATTTCGGCCGACGCGTACCGCCCGTTGTCCTGATCGAGCGTGCGCGGGATGTTCATCTGCGGGATCGTCAGGTTGTTGCGCTTGACGGCGCGACGCGCGCCCTGCGCGATACGCGTCACCGAGGCAGGAACTTGCGTCTCGAAGTCGGGCGCGATCTCCTCGGCCAACGAGAAGCCGAAGGCCCGCTCATAACCGTTGGGCAGCGCATATTCCGTCGTCAGGTCTGCGAAGTGGCCGACGGCAGTGCTGGTGACCAGATGCACAACCGCAGTGCCCTGGGGCCAGAGGAAGACATTCCCGAGCGGATTGCCGCCATCCCAGAAGCACACCGACGGCCACGCGCTGCCGAGCGTCTTGAGCTGAATCGAGTTGTAGGTGTCGCGGTCGACGGGCGTGAGCGGATAGTCGACGCTGCCGACGCGAACGAACGACGAACCCTCGATGCGGTCCGGCCGTGGAATGTCGATGTCCTGTCCGGGGCCGATCGACAGCGAAAGCATGCTGGGGGTCACGGGGATCACCGTCGTCGTCTGCGTGTAGGCGAAGGTGGGCCCGAGGTTCCACGCATCAAGCATCGTATTCAGGCGCGCGAGGCAGTGCGTCGCGACCGTGCCTTCAACCCGCTGCCCGCTGCCGCGCAACCCGAGCGAGTCGAGTGCGTTGTGAATGATCTTGATGGCGGTCGTGGTCATCAGACGCCCTCGCGCATGAAGGCCGCGAAGTTGCCCGGGTAGGCCTTGTCCGCGGTGTGATGGGTGATGCTCAGGTCGGGGATCAGCACGACATCGCCGCCGGCGTCGCGCCAGTTGCGGCAGAACGCGTAGTCCTCGCCCCACCACGTGCCACCGTGCGCGCCGTGGTTGAAGAGGTCGACGCTGGGCGCATAGACTGGCCCGTAGACCAAGCCCGGATAGGACCGCATGAAGTGCGAGACCGCCTCTTTCGTGACCTTCAGGAAGCCCGCAGGCAAGCATTCGGCCTTCACCGGCTCATCGCTGCCGCCGACCATCGCATCGAGGCCTTCGAAGCCGCGGCCCATGAATTCGACATCGTCCTTTTTGAAGCGGTACGTGCCGCCGACGACATCGCCGGGATGCTCGATGAGCCGCACCAGATCAGCCGGCGTCCAGCTCAGGTCATGGTCCAGGAAGACGATGACATCAGCTTTCGCGTCTAGCGCTTTGCGCAGCAGCGTGGCCCGCGCGGCGCTGATGTACGGGTTGCCGATCTCGAAGATCGACCCCTCGTCCCAGCCCGCAGCCTTAATCAGGGGCACCGTCGACTCCAGCGAGTCCAGGTAGCCCGGAAACGGGCGCGCTACGGTCGGCGTGCAGAACACGACCTTGCGCGACGCGCCCGGGGCGCTCATCAGGCAGCGCCCTTCCAGATGCCGAGATTGGTCAGCGTGGTGCTGACTTCTGCGCACCAGGATGCGAGGTTCGCGGGAACCGTGGCATTGGTGGAGAGAGACATGAACGACGACGCTTGAATCGAGTTCGCGCGCTGCACGACGGGCGTGACACCGTACAAACTGATTTTCGCGTTGACATCCTTGCCGAACGTGGCCCCGCTGACGGGGCCATAGTCGACGACTTGGCCTGCTGGCATGGTGATTTCCTTTCAAAGAGCCCCCGGAGGGGCATGTGGTTCAGGCGGCCGATCAGCCGTCGTTGTGGACGCGCGTTGCGATCTGCGGGCGGATGGCCTTGTAGCCATACAGCACGTCCAACCGGCACGGGAAGGTGCGGTCGGAGACGCTGAAGTCCCGCACCAACGACATGCTGATGCCGTCCATCACCTCGCGCGCCGCGAAGTCGACGCCTTTCGGCTGCTCGAGGTCGGCGGTGACGAAGGTGAAGGCATCGCGGTGGTAGGCGAGCGACTGCGTCATCGTCTCGCTCGCGCCGGCGCCGACCTTCACGATGGCTTGGGTGTTTGCGGCACCGTTGCTCACGTTCTGATAGGCGCCGGTCGCAACGATGGCCGGGCTGATCGCCAAGGTCGTCGCGTTCGCGCCGCTGTCCGCCGTGATGACGAATTGCTGCAGCACGCCGGTGCTCACCTTCGTCTCGGGGTGCACGCGGAACACGCCCGCGATGGTGATCACGTCACCCTTCAGGAACGTCGTGGTACCGGTCTGCACGATGATCGACGCGCCCACCTGAGCGGTGGCCGAGTTGGTCGTGTAGCCGGTCGTCTTCGCCGCGGTACCCGTCTGATGCGGGAGCATCAGCGTGTTCTCGTAGTGATCGAATCCGAGAGTGCGACCGAGGATGCCTTCGCGATATTGCTCGGCGATCTGCGACGAGTCCTGGAACAGGCCCTTGGTATCCACCAGGAATTTGTTCGCGTGCGACGTGTTGAGGCACGTCTTGCGCATGTTCGGCGGCGCCAGGTTGTCCGTCAGCGTCTGCTTCGCGTTGGCGAGTGCCGCGAAGTTGAACGCAACGGTGTCGCCGTCGTTCAGGTTGTAGACGTCCTTGTACATCGACAGCGCGTCGGCTTCGATGTTTGAGGCGAGGACGGCCATCGCAGGCTCGATGAAGCGATCAGAGAAGTCGTCGATGGACAACGTCAGCTCATCGCTGCCGAAGTACATGTCGACGCCCTTGACGGTCGACACGGTCAGGTCGACGCTCGATTCGGCCTGTTCCTGCGCCGCCATGTTGAGGCCGCTGCGAACCGTGTACTGGTTCGGGAGGCGAATCTTCAGCGTGGGGCCGAACTTGCCACGGACCACGGATGTACCGCTGCCCTTGTACGAGTCGTCGTACTGCCGGTTGATGTTGCCGATGAAGTTGAGCTTCTGGTGAAGCACCATCAGCGCCTTGCGGGTCACCGCGGTTGGGGTCAGATATACGTTGGCCATGATTTGGGCCTTTCAAGAAGAGGTGCCGCTCTCAGCGCGCCTTCTTCTTCGCTTCCAGACGAGCGCGTTCCTTCTTGACCCAGTCATCGACTGAATCGGTATCGGACGGCCCATCAGAACGGGCATTGCCGTTCAGAGGCGAAAGAGGAGTAGGAGCCTTCGAGCGTGTTGCCGGCTTCTTCGCAATCTCGGTTTCGAGAAGCGCAAGTCGCCGGGTCCGTTGGCGTTCGGTCATTTCCGCAAGGTCTGCGAGCAGCTCCGGGTCACGCGCGATGTGCTCGATGAGCTTCGCGGCGGTCGCGGCTTCGCGATCCAGAATGTCCTCGATGAAAGGCGTGGGCTTGCCACTGCGATCGAGAAACGGGATCTCCGCGGCGACGTCGGCTGCGAGATCGTTGAAGCCGTCGATCTCCTTGGCCGCCTTCAACATCGACTGCGTTCGGGTCGAGATCGAGTCTCGGTAAACGCGGTCATCTGCCAGTTGGCGGGCGCGGGCCTCGACGTCGGCTTCGCTGAGCGGCTTCACGCCATCACCCTGCGGGGTTTCGTCCGAGCGTTGTGACTCGCGTTGCTCAAGCTGGCGTCGGAGGTGCGCGATTTCAGCGTCTCGTTCGCCAAGCCCGCGCGTGCGCGAGTCGATTCGACGCTGCAGCTTGCGGATGGTCTTGTCGTGGTCGGTCAGGGCCGCCGCGTCACCTTCCTTTTTCGCTGTGTCAGCATCGTCATGGTCTTCGGTCTGCAGCGTGGACAGCTGCTCATCGGCCGGGATTTGAGTCGTGGCCGAGGTATCGACTGGGTTCAGGGTTTCGGTGTTCATCGCCTGGATGGGTCAAGACGGAAAGCCGCGTCAGGTCGGCATGGGCGCCGGCTGCCCGAAGGCCTCCGGCTGAGGAACTTGGCCCTCGTCGATCGGCGGGAACTGGCCCGGCTGATCGGCTGGCATGAGGGTGTCGTGCAGATCGGCATGCGCGTCGGTGAGCGCAGCGAGTTGCCCCTGCGTCTGCATGCCGGCCTGCAAGAAGTGCTGAAGCAGTTCGTCGGTCTCGGCCTGCTTGGCGATCAACTCGTCGATCTGCTGCGCGGTCTCTGGCGCCGGGATGGCGGCAAGCGCGGTGATGCGCGCGGTCTCAGCGGCGTATTGCTGCGTGAGCGCCTGCTGTTCCTTAATGTCGAGCTCGCGCGACTTGTTCGCGGTCTCGGCGATGTCTTTCTGCTGCTGTTCGGAGTTCTCGTCGTTCGCCCTGTTCAGCTCCTCCGAGAGCTGCTGAACGAGCTGCGAGGCCTGCTTGAGCTGCTGCTGCATCGAGAGCATCTGCTGCTTGATCTGCGGCGGCACGGCGCTGTCGTCGTCTTCCTGGTACGCCTCTTGGACGGGCGGCGGCAGCAGCGCCAGGCAGATGCGCGCGACCTTGTCAGCCTCGGGGAGATCTTCCATCTTCACGAGCAGCGGTGCGAGCGCGGCGCCGAGCTGCGGGTTGCCCTGGCCAAGCTGCGTCAGGCGATCGGCGAGTTCCTCGCGCTGCGTGGCATAGCTCGGACCGGTCTTCACCACGATGCCGTACTCACCCAGGCCTGGATTGAACGCTGTGACATTGCCCTTCGCGTCCTGCTTCACCGGCTCCTGCATATCCGGGTCGATCCGCACGAAGGTGCTCTTGTCGGCGTTCATGCCGAGGATGCGCACGTCGCGCGCGGTGTCGTTCAGCCGGATGTCCATGTCGACCACGATCCTTCCGACCTGTTCGAGCGAACGGCGCTGGTTGTCATGGAAGTTGAACGTCGCGTTGTCGCCTTCGACCTTGTCGGCCTGCTTGGCGCGCCCGCTGACGGCGTTCGATTGCTGGCCGAGCGTCGACTTGAACATGCCGACAGCGGCTTGCATCTCGTTGATGCCGAGGTTCGCGGCGTTCGCGAAGGCGACGGGGAACTGGGGCGCGCCGAGGCGCTGTGGCATCTCGATGGCGTTGCCATCGTCGTCGATATCGTTGTAGGGAACATAGGTTGGATTGCCCTCGTTCAGGGCCTTCCAGTGCTCTTCGTACCCTTCGATCGCGCGACCCGCGGCCATGAAAGGGGCCTTCGGCTGACTCAGCAGCGTCTCGGCAAGGCTGCTCATCTGGTAGTTGTGGAAGCGCTGACCGTCTCTCAGGCGACGTGTGAGTCCGCACACGTAGCGCTTGCCCTCGACGCGCAGAACGTGACCATAGACCGGCACCAGGCCAATCCACTTCGATGGGAAGTCCGTCTCTTCGACGAACTCGACACCGGACATGGTGTAGTGCTTGACACTGCGCTCGACGGCGAAGAAGGTGCTGAGTGGCTCCGGCTTCACGCCGGTCTTCTTCGCCATGTCCCAGTACTCGGCCTCGGTCAGCACCATGCGGTTGCCGTCGGCGCCGGTGAATTCAATGTGGTTCGTCTTCTTCTCGGTGACGGCCCAGTACTGCGCGACGCGGATGCCCTTGCGATCAAACCAGTCGAAACCGCCTTCGGATTCGAACGGTGAGACGCGCGCGTTCGGCCACCGCCGCTTGAACGTCGCCTCGCTCATCGTGGTCTCGTAGAACCCGAACATCGCGTCCGAGCCATCGAACTCGGTGGAGTCGCCGTCGAGGCATGCCGCGAGGGGGTCGTCGCACCCGTAGATGCGTGGCTCCTGGTGGTTCTTCTCGCCATCAAGCAACTTCGGCGCGACGATGATCCAACCTTGGCCGACGCGCGCGCTGTATTCGAGCGACGTGTCGTAGGCGATGCCAGCGCGCGAGGCGTACTCGATGTGGCGAATGCGGCCGTTCAGCTGCTGCGACACCTGCACGTTCGCGCCAGAGTTCTCCGGGATCGTCTGAATGCTCGGGGTGTTGCGCCGGCCGTCGTTCACCACCTGCTGGATGAACTGGTTCGTGTTGTCCATCGTCAGGGTCGGACGCCCTGCACGATCGGTGATGGTCTTCTTCTCCCACTGCTGAGGCTCAGCGGGGTTGGAGAACTTCAAGTCCTCCAGCATGCGTTCGCGGTTCTCCCGAGCCGCTTCGCGAGCGTCTTTGTATCGTTCGCGAGCTTGCTGAAATGGGTCCTGCGGCATGCGCGCGACTCTATGGAGCGCACACCCTGTTTCACACCGAAAAACTGAGGTGAGTTAGACCTGACGTCCGCATTACCCCGAGAAATTCGGGACTGAAAGAGGGATCGACGGCCGGCGATTGAGCCCGTTGCTCAGTTTGTCAGCGACCACGGCGAGGTAGCGGTATGCATCCGCCCCGTGGCTCGCGTCGTCGTGCATCGGAGCACCGAACGTTCCGTTCGTGTACTGCTGACGCTTGTAGCGCTTGAGGCTGTTTAGGAACTCCGATGCGTCCTTGTCGAGGTACACACGGGGAAACAGCATGCGCGCGGCTTTGATGCCATCCTCGACGCCGATCTCCGGCACGATCTGCACGGTGCGACCCATCGATCGGAGCATCTCTTCCGTGCTCTTCCCGGTGTGGGTGTTCTTCGCTCGCCCGTCATGGGGAATCCAGTCGGTGCCCCATCGATACCCGAGCGCCTCGAGCTCGCTGACGTAGCTGTCGAGCGTCCTCAGGTTGTCCATGATGACGCCGATGATCCGGATCTCCGATGCGACGCGCTGCACGAGCAGGATCACCATCAGGTCGTTCCAGCCCAGGTCCCAGATCGTGTGCACCGGGAGCAATGGATCGTACGGAACGCGCGCAACGCGCCCGGCACGCTGCATGGCATCGATCTCCTGCGCGTAGATGGCGCCTTCGACCGCAGCCCGGCACTTGCCCTCCCAGATCGTCTCGTAGCCTTCAGGATCGCGCGCGAGCTTAGTGAGGCGCTCCTTCTCCAACTCAGGCGGCAACCACGGGTTATCGCGCCAGTTGACCGGAATGACGATGCTGTCGGGCTGCGGGTTCAGGACGTACTCGGTGTACGTGTAGTCGGTATCCAGTTCTGGGTTGAGGCCAATCCAGATTTCAGAGCCGGGCGCGCGGATCGTCGGCGTCAGAACCTCCCACGACTTCTTGCTGACGACCTGTGCCTCTTCGACCCAGCAGCGGCGCGCCCCCTCCCAACTCTTGATGTTCGTGATGCCCTGCGTGCGCAGACCGGCGTAGCCGAACTGGGTGTCGATACCGATGCCGCGAATCTCGTTCGCGAGCACTTGGTAGCGACCGCCGAGGTTCATCGCCTGGATTTGCTTGCTGAGCACCTCATGGACCGAATCGGCCATTGACTTCATCGTCTCGCGCGTGCACAGGATGCGCCCGGGCCGCTTCAGTCCATCAATGAGCAGCGCGCGCGCGATCGTCCACGACTTGCCGCCGCCTCGGCCGCCGTACATCACCTTGTAGCGGGCGGGCGGGTTGAGCTTGTCGGCCCATTCAGGTAGTTGGATTCGGGCGGACATATTCGACTGTGAGTTCGGTCAAGATGGCGCCGCCGCCATCGCCGGTCAGCGCGACTTTGTCGCCGTAGACCTTCGGGAGCATCTTCGACAGCATCCATTTGCGGGCATCAACACGCAGTCTGTTCCGAGCGACTGCCGCCGCGTCGAAGACAACTTCCACCATCGCATCCGGGTTCTCGTCGTCCTTCGCGGCGTGCTTGTCGCGCCGGACCATGGTGACCTCTTCGTCGCTGATGTCGATGATCTCGTCGCCGAGCAGCGCATAGCCGCGCGCGCGCGCCTGGGCGTACTGTTGCGCGAATGGCTCAGCCTCAGCCCATCGAAGCACGGTCGACGCGTTCGGCATTCCAGCATCTCGGCAAATTGAGCGGAGGCTCTCGCCTAGAGAGAGGCGTTCGCAGATGCGGTCGGCAATTTCCTGGGTGAACATCATCCATTCTCCTGTTCAGGGGGCACCCAGCGCCATATCGTTGCGGCAGAGCCGCGGAGTTCAGTGCCTTTTTCGGCGAAGCTATCGAAGGTCAGCCGGTTTCGGCTCCGCAGCTCAGCGATGTAGCGGCGAGCGGTGTCTTCGGTTACGCGGCAGACGACGACCAGCTCGGCCACCGTGCGGGGCTTAGCGAGGAACGCGTCGATGACGCTCAGGGCGCGGTCGATGCTCATGGCGGTGATTCCTCCTTCGGCCGGCGGCGCCCGTGACTCTTGTTCTCGCCGATGTGCGTCCCGCCGCAGTGCCGGCAGTGATATGCCGCGAGATGGGCTTCGTCCAGGTTCTGCCGCATGCGCTTTGCGGCGAACTCCGCGTCGGCGAAGCGCTCGTATCGCTTCTTCCCGATGCAACCGACAGCCGCGCGCGACATCACGGGAGCACCTTCGCCACGCGGAAGACGTGAGTGGAGATCGTCACCCGCTGGCCGGCGAAGACTTCGAGCGGCAGGGGTGAGTGCTTGGATGCGGCGAACGACAGCACGATGGGCTTCCAGTTCCCGCGGCCTGGTGGGCGGAGGATCAGGGTCACGGGAGGTCCTTCGAGGTCAGCATCTGTCGCCCTTGCGGTTGGTGGGGGTCAGACGGTGTGCGTGCCTTCGACCCCGCGCGCCATGCGGGCCAACGTTCGCCGCTGCAAGGCAGTCTGCGCGGCCATCATGTGGTCGAGGGCCTCCGCGTTGTCGGCGCTCGCGTAGGGGCCGGCCTGGAACCCACGCATGCGATCGCAGAGGATTGCAAGCAGGGCCTCGTGCGTGATGCCGTTGACGCCGACTTCGTTGATCGGACCGTTCTGGAACAGGATCAGCGCGCTATCTTCCATCTGCTTCTCGTGGTCCGTTGCGCCGGGGTTGCTGGCATAGTCGAAGCCATTGATGAGATATCGGTGATTCGCTCCGCCTGAGCCGGGCTCATCCATGACGGCAATCGTCAACGTATCGTTGGCCGGATTGACTTGGTGGTCTGTGAGAGTTCGCATTTCATCTTCCTTTGTTGTGCCGCATGTCTCAGCCTTGCGGGCGGTGCTGGGGGAGATCAGGATTCAGCGGCGGGACGCTCAAGGACAAGCAGTCCACTTTTGGTGATGCCGCATCGACGCCAACCGGCCGCGATGAAGCAATATCCAGGGTTCGCTGAGGCAACCTTTTCGCGATCGACGTAGCGCCGCTCCCCTTTGGTGACTCTTCGGACTGCTTGGCAGTACGGATGGCGGCAATGGCGTCTTTCCACCGCTCGATCGCATCTGCGCGAATGAGAGCGGCGAACTTCTCAAGGTCCGCGCGAGTCACTGCGCCGCAGCCCTTGCTCCAGACACATGAGGCTGCCCCCATATTGAATGAGGAGGTCTCAAGCCCAGCATCTCGGGCCAATTCTTCAATCGATTTCATTGGATTCCTTTGGGGCCCGCGTCAGTCCCGATGTCATGTTGTCGATCTGGGTCAGAATGCCCATAAGATCAGGCAACACTCGGAATTGTGGAACCTCTGGATAGTGCTTGCGAGCAATGGCCTCTGCCAATCTCGTGGCGTATCCAAGTGCTTGAGATGCTCCATCGATAACTTTTTCGATCCGATCAAAGTGACCCTGAAGTTCCTGCTCTTCTATCGACTTCATGGGTGGTCCTTTGGATTGAGGGAAATGCGCGAAGCCTCCCAAGCTTTCCAGGCCGACGCCGCAACCGAAAGGCGATAGGAGCCATCGCGCTCTCGCTCGACCGCCTTCGGCCATGCGCCGCTCTCGGAAAACCAGTACTCGAATTTCTTGCGCGAGGCTTCGACTTCGCTCTCTTCTATCGTGCGGAGGGGAGAGTTCATGCAAACTCCTTCTGGCCCCAGTGCGCCAACAATAGCGACTCGGCTCTGTTGTGGTCCTTGACCCGCTTCAGGTCGTGGGCGATGGTCGGGAAGATGGTCCGGGCCTTCTCGAGGCTGGCGCGCTTCTCGGTCTTCAGCAGGCCGTAGAAGCGTTTCCAGGTCTGGGGCTGCACGGTCTTCACTTCGAGGCGCGCGATGCTGGCCACGGCCTCGACGATGCCCCGGCTGCGCATCATCGAGCCCTGGCTGTGCATGCTGTTCGTCTGCTTGCCCCCGTTTCCGAACGAGCGCGGCCGCACGTCCTCGAAGATCACGAGCGCGCTCTGCCCGGCGGGCACGAACTGGCGGATCAGCAGGATCAGGGACCGCGCGCAGATCCGCTTGTCGCCGTCGGTGGTGGTCGGAAGGTCGTGCACCGTGGCGCTGCCGCTCGCGTCCACGGCGGCCAAGGCACCGGTGAGGCCGATATCGATGCCGATCGTGATCATGCGAACACCACCCAATAGCCGAGCGCGAGCAGGATGCCGAGCGCGAGCGCGACAGTCCCGACGACACCAGCCACTTCCCGACCGGTGAGTCCCTCGGACTGATCTTCGATCTCGTGCGTGT